GGCATCATGCCCCTCGATCGTTGGATGGTGCAGCCCACCATGGCGCAACTGATCGACAACCTGGGGCCAGAGTTTGGGTTGCCGAAGTACTACGACCTGGTGCAGCAGGTGCCGACGCTGAATTACTGGCCGCGCATCCATCACAGCCGCGTGGTGCGCATGGAGGGAATTTCTCTGCCGTTCAACCAACGGCAGACAGAGATGTACTGGGGCGAGTCGGTCGTCGAGCGCATCTATGACCGGATCGTGAGCTATGACAGCACCTCGGCAGGCGCGGCGCAGCTGGTCTACAAGGCTCACCTGCGCATCATGAAGGTGGAGAACCTGCGCGGCATCATCGCCGCAGGCGGCCCGGCAATGGCCGGTTTGACGGCGCAGATGTCGAATATGCGGCTGACTCAGGCCAATGAGGGCATCACGCTGCTGGACACCACCGACGAATTCGAGGCGCAGTCCTACACCTTCTCGGGACTGTCGGACATGCTGCTGCAGTTTGGCCAGCAGATTTCTGGCGCACTACAAATTCCTTTGGTTCGACTGTTCGGCCAGTCTCCTGGCGGACTCAACAGCACCGGGGAATCTGATCTTCGGACGTACTACGACCACCTGGCCAAGCAGCAAGAAACCAACCTGCGCGGGCCGCTGGTGAAGATTCTGGACGTGATTTCGCGCAGCACGCTGGGAAAACCTCTTCCTCCAGGGTTCCGGTTCCGGTTCAACCCGCTGTGGCTGGTCACCGAGAAGGAAAAGGCCGACATCGCCGCCTCAACGACGGATTCTGTGATCAAGGCCGTAGAGGCTTCCATCGTCAGCCCGTCTACGGCGCTGAAAGAGCTGCGCCAGCAGTCGCACCTCACCGGGCTGTTCACGAACATCACCGACGAGGAAATTGAGGAAGCTGAGAACGCACCCCCTCCGGCCGAGATCGACAACCCTGGGCAGTTCCTCAAGCCCAATGAACTGGGCGGCATGAATCAGGTGGCCTGATGCGCACGCATGACGAAGACAACCTTCGGCGCTTCGGGCCGAAAGGAAACCCGTTCGAAAAGTCGCGCTGGATCGAAGAAAAGTATGCCAGGGAGCTGCGCGACGTAGCCCGTCAGATCGGCCGAATCATCGGCAGCCATGACCCGATGTCAATGAGCGGTCTGGAGACGATGCAACGCGCGCTTGAGCAGTACGCCAACATATTGCGGCCGTGGGCGCTTAGAACCGCCGCCCAGACGGCGCAGAAGCTCGACGGCCAGGATCGCGCGATGTGGATGCGGCAGTCGGTCAAGATCGGTGTGCGCATGCGTGAGATCGTTGAGAACGACCCAGCCGGTGCGGCGCTGCGGGATTTCATCGAGCGCCAGGTGCACTACATCTCCAGCCTGCCGATTGAAGAGGGGCGGCGGGTGCAGAAGCTGGCCATCGAGGCGAAGCTGGGCGGTAAGCGGCCCGATGAGATCGCCGAGGAATTGGCCAACTCAGGACAGGTCACGCAGAGCCGCGCCACGCTGATCGCCAGAACCGAAATCGCCCGCGCGGGTTCTGTTCTGACCGAGACCCGGGCGACGGCCCTCGGCGCCACGCATTACGTCTGGCGCACCTCGAAAGACAAAGCCGTGCGGAAGTCGCACCGGGAAATGGAAGGCAAGGTCTGCGAGATCGGTAAGCCGCCCACGCTCAGCGACGGAACCACCACGGCGCCGGGCCAGATTTACAACTGCCGCTGCACGGCTCAGATCATCCTGCCCGATCTTTAAGGGTGTGGATTCAGGCCGGGGCCGTAGGCGCGCATTTGGTTCTCGGCATTTTTTTGCAGGCTTTTCATCCTATCGGCCAGCACCGCCTGCCAAGCGGGCAAAGCGCCCGGGACGCGGCTGAAAGCGCCATCGTGACTGACGTATCCGGTGGACAGGAACGCGATGTCAAACCCGTTGTCATTGCCAAACGACCAACAGATCGGCGTTGTCGGCACCGGTTTGCCGTTGTTCTCTTCGACATGCGCAGTGCGCCACTCTCCGGCGCAATCAGATGAATGCAGATCCGTCAGGTAGAGGATGTTCCGCTGATGAGTCAGCGGGTCGATAAACGGCGCGTAGAGCACGTTCGTTGCCCACGCCGGGGCGCAAACAAGAAACAGCGCAATACCAAGTAGACGCATCACAGACCTCCAGAGAGTTGACCGAATGATCAAATCCTATGCGCGCCCGGATGGGTACACCGGGGACGGGATTCACACGACCGAATCCATCGGGCCAAACCAAGCACTGACCCCTGAAGGGTTCCTACTGTGCCGGGATGTGCCGATCGCGCGCACCGGCATTCTGACCTATCACACCAGCGAGTTGGAAGGAATTGAGCCCGACTCCAGCGGATTCATCTACGTAAGCCGAAACCAGGAAGAGGTTTTCGCCGAGACGGCCATGTCCAGTTTTGAGGGCAAGCCCGTCACCAACCTGCACCCGAACGACCTGGTCGGCCCGGAAAACTGGAGCGAGTTCTCGGTCGGGTCAGTGCAGAACGTGCGTCGCGACGACAACAAGCTCGTCGCCGACCTTTTGATCACGCAAGCCGCTGCCATCCGAGATGTGCAGTCCGGTCTGCGCGAAGTCTCATGCGGCTACGAAGCCCGTTATGAGCAAACCGAACCGGGGAAAGCCAGACAACTGGCCATCGTCGGAAATCATGTCGCGTTGGTCCCGCGTGGACGCTGCGGCGCTACCTGTTCCATCAAGGATCACGAAATGACCACCAAGAAGCGTAGCTGGAAGGACGTGCTCCGCGCAGTCCTGGGGACGAAGGATGAGGCCGCCATTCGGGCGACCATCGACGCCATGCCCGATGATGAAGATGAAAAGAAGGATGACGACCTGGAGAAGAAAGTCCAGGACGCCGTCACACGCGCGCTGAAAGCGCGTGACGAAGCCGCCGAAGAGGAGGAGCGCAAGAAGCGCGAGACCGAAGACGCGGAAGACGACGACGAAGACAAGGACAAAGAGGCCGAATACACGGGCGACACGTTCGCGGCCGTCGTGCAACGCGCAGCCATCGTGGCGCCCGGCCTCGATCTGACGGCACCTTCCGCACCGGCCAAAAGCAAGGTCTTCAAAGACTCGATCTGCGGCTGCAAGCTGCAGGCGCTGCGCCAGGCCTACTCCACCGATGCGGGCAAGAAGGCGCTCGCCCCGCTCCTGCAAGGGCGCACGCTTGACAAGCTCAAGGGCCAATCGCTCGACGCAGTGTTCAGCGCCGCCGCCGTGCTGATGGGCAAGCACAACAACACGAAGGACAGCACCCCGCGCGTGGCATCCAAGGATGCCGTGATCACGCGCAATGAGTTGCTGGCCGCCAACATCGCCAAGGCCCGCGAGGCCGCGGCTCGCAAATTCTGATCGGAACCCAAACCATGAGCAACGCATTTCTGTATCGCATGCCTTCTGGCATTCCGGGCGCTCTCAGCCGCACCGGTCTCGCGCTGATCGTCGAACCGGGCATTCTGCTGTCCGGCAGCGCGCCCGCTTCCTACGGCCTTCCGGTGGCCGTTGATCCCACCACCGGCCATGTCCGCGCCATTGCGGGCACGGACACCGCTGCTTCGGTGTACGGCTTCCTGGTGCGCCCGTTTCCCACGCAGGGCGGCGATGGCGTCAGCACCAGCATCGGCACGTCCGCGCCGCCCGCTTCGGGTCAGGTCGATGTGCTCAAGCTGGGCTACATGAGCGTCTACATCTCGCGCGGCACGCCCGTCAAAGGCGGCACGGTCTACGTGCGCATTGTGGCGAACGCAACCTATCCCACGAGCCCGGTGGGCGGCGTGGAAGCGGCTGCCGATGGCATCAACACCGTGGCGCTGACCAACGCCTACTTCACCGGCGCAGCCGACGCGAACGGCAACGCCGAAATCGCCTTCAACGTCTGATCCACAAGGGACCGAACATGAGCAAGAAAATGATCTACACCCGCGATGGCCTGATGACGTTCGATCAGGCCACCCTCGACTCCGCTGGCGCCTTCCTGATCGGGGAACTCGAACGCCTCGATCCGGCTCTGCACGAACCGCTGGCTGACGTCACCTGGCACCGTGACATCGACATCCGCACCGATGTCACCATCGGCGATGAGCTATCGAGCTTCACCAACACCAGCTTCGCCTCGACCGGCGGCGTGTCGCCCACCGGCAAGAGCTGGATCGCCAAAAACGCCACCGCCGTGGCCTCCATGCAGCTGGACATCGGCAAGACCGCCAGCCCGCTGAACCTGTGGGGCCAAGAGCTGTCGTACACCATCCCCGAGCTGGTCAGCGCCATGCAGCTGGGGCGTCCGATCGACTCGCAGAAGCTCGAAGCCATCCGCCTCAAGTGGAACATGGACATCGACAATCAGGTCTACCTGGGCGACACCGATCTGACCGTGTACGGGCTGTGCAACAACCCGAACGTGACCGCATCCAACGTGGTGAACGGCGCGGCGGCTTCGCCGCTGTGGGCAAACAAGACGGCGCAGGAAATCCTGGCAGACATCCGCACGCTGGAGGTGTCCACCTGGACGGCTGCAGGCTTCGCGGTTGCCCCGCGGCAACTGCTGGTTCCTCCGACCAGCTACGTGCAGTTGCTACAGCCCATGACCATTCTGCAGGGCTCCACCCCGGTGGCGCCCGGCGGTTCGATCAAGGACTACCTGTCGAAGAACTCGCTGTGCATGGAAAAGAACGGCGTGCCGCTCGAAATCCATCCGGTGAAGTGGCTGACCGGCGCGGGTGCTGGCGCGACCAACCGCATGGTGGCCTACACGCGCGAATACAAGCGCGTTCGCTTCCCGATGACCAGCCTGATGCAGACACCGCTCGAAACGATGGGCCTGTTCAAGCGCACCACGCTGTATTCCCGCCTGGGCGTCACCGAAGTGGTGTACCCGGAAACCGTCCGCTACGCCGACGGCATCTGACCCTTCGTCAATGAACCG